ACATTAAGAACAAGATAATGGGATTGCGCGCGGAACTGCCTCAAGGTAGTACCGTCGAAAAGCGTAGCAAGGCGGACCAAGCGAAGTTTAAGCGCATGGAGTCTTCCGTTGCTTACCCCACGTCAGATGCCGCGACGGGAGTTACGGAGAAACCTGGCGACCTTGGAGAGGTTGCATACCCGCAAACAGCCCCGATGTATGGTGAAAAGTCACTACCTCAACCGCCTCAAGAAACAAAAGCACCATCCGAGAAACCTGAACGATCTACGTACTGGGATTTTTCAGAGTGGGAAAAACGCCAGCCAGGATATGGCAAGCCAAAACGTCGGGAACCTACGTGGGAGGAGATTGGAGTTGGTGAAGGTGCCGCTCCTGGGAAAGATAAAACTGTGTTTGAGCTTCTTCAAGGGGCACGTAAATACGAAACAAACAACCGTTCATCGGATAGGTTTGTGGGCATCGATAAGGATGGTAAGAGCATCATTGAGCGCAGACCCACAGACGACGGTTCCAATGAACCTCCCCCAAGGCCGATTGGTGTACCCCCCGAAGGCACTGACATCATAAACACAGCGATGGATATTTATCGTGGGTCCGCCGAGAACTACCCTAAAGACGCCCCAATAGACCAACAGCAAGGGTTTGCTGTGGCTGCATCAACTCAGGACTACATCAACTCTGGATACAACACCGAAGCGCCCGTAGCAGTCCAGCAGATAAACTACGGAGGCCGTAACGGTGAGGTACGGGAGTACGCTGAAGGGGAGAGGTTCTTCGTGTCGTTTAATGGTAATGTCATCATCAGAATGAGAGACCGGGATTCAAAGTCAAAATGAGTTACATGATCAACAACCTTGAATGCACAGGGTGCGATTTCTTCGACGAAGAGGTGATGTACCGCCGTAGTGAAGGTCCTCCTGAGTGCCCCGAGTGCGGCAGCGAACGGAAGATGAGCTTCAAGGGTTTGCGCTACGCCATCCACGGCGAAAGTTACGGGTCCTTTGGTACCGTGGACTTCGGCGTGTTGGGTAAAGCCGAAACCAAAGAACAGTACGATCAATGCGTCAAGGTCATCAAAGAACGATTCCCGGGTCACAGCGTTAACATCGAGCACGAGACGGACTCTGCCCGCAACGCTCGACAAGAAGAGCGGCGTCACGGTACATACTTGGAGCGCAAGTCTCGCGGGTACGATAAGCAAATACTCAAAGAACGTCGCGCGGAAAGTCGCGCTAAGAAGAGCGAACGCGCCGCAGGGGGATCCGCAAATGCTGCCGGGAATACTAAATGACCTTGAACGGGTCGAGCATGCCGAAAGCCTCGCGTCTTCGCGTTCTCGCGATTTGCAAGTCGTTCTCGTGCACGGTAACAAAGACTGTACGACTTACTTGGACATCAAAACTGAAGAACGTCGTACACTCCCCAACAAATACATCCGTGCCTTGGGGCCGCACACCACTTTTGAGTTGGTCCACATAGACCTCGAAAACCCCACTCTGACTGAATCCGCCTAATCAAAGGAAACCCCCCATGCCCATGAACCCTGAAACTGGTACACCTCTCCCCGCTAAAGGTGCCCCAGGTTACGAAGAAGCCAAGAAGCAGTTCCCTGAACTGTACGCTACCGAGGAAGGTACCGAAGAAGGGCCTGAAATGGCCGGTGACGAGGGTCCAGAGGACGTAGCTATACCCGAAGGCGGGATTGTACCTGACCGTGACCTGAAGCCTCTCATGGATGATTTCGATAAGTCCGTCGACGAGGGTGTTGAAGCCGAAGAAGACGTTGAAGCTGCGGAAGCTACTGACATGGACGTAGGCCCTATGGTTGAAATGCTGGGTGTCAGCAAGGAACGCGCTGTGGACCTGTTGGCTGCTGCCAAAGAAATCCCTAAGTTTGCCGAAATGAGCGCCGATGACCTGGCTAAAGCGATTACGGAAGACTTTCAAATCCTTATGGAGCTTGAGCGGGTTGCGGCCCAAAAAGCCACTGGTAGTATGCCAGAGCAAGCAATGGCTCCAGCACCTATGATGGGTGCACCTGAACCTGAAATGACTTGAACCTTGGAGAGACACCCATGTTTAATGAAGACAATGAAGCAGTAGAAGCAACGGGCGGGGAAGCTGTTGCGGACGTGGCCGTAGACGCGGCACCAGTAGAATCGACGACGTCATTTGACGCAGGCACTGAAGCAATCGAAGCCACAGCAGAACCAGTCGAGGTGAGTGAGACCTTTGAAACCCCCAGTTCGGAAGACGCCGAAGTCGAATCCGTCATCGATTGGAACGGCGAGATAGACGCGTTGAAGTCCTCCGACTGGTTTGAAGGCTTGGA